TTCGTCGTCATAGAGGAAACGAAGTGCGAAGTAAATTCCGTTAGGAGTTGTTGTTGGAATGGTTGCCACGGTCTGCATAGCGAGGAGGTCAGGGAACTGACGACGCACCAGCGGCAAAGCGTACTGCTGGTACTGAGCCACGTCTGCAGAGACGTTAGCAGATTCGGGGAGGAAACCCTTGTTGAGCTTGCACTGGGTTTCGAGAAGAGTGGAAACCACAGAAGCTTCAGCACGGGACTTGAGCTTACGGCCAAGGTTGGATTCCAAAATCGGAGCCCACTTGCTCGTAGCTGACTTAGGTCTGAACTGTTGCATATTGTTATCCTGTGCCACCTGGCACTGTTTGAGTTCTACTTTAAGTTTATTGAGGTATTTTCACAAAAATTTTTTTACCTCAAAATCTGCATTGAAATGAAAAAAGCCTTAAAATGGAGGCTTTTTTGTTAAAATGGTTAATCATTGAACATATTGCGTATGTCATTGCTTAGCTGTAAGTCACCCCAGTATCTCAGTGCGGCTTGTTTCTGTTCCTCGGTCCAGGGCTCTGTTTCTGCTGGTTCCCGTTTCGCATCTTGCGTAAAGAAGTTTTCTAGGGCCATATACATGTCGTCACCAGTCTTGTAGTTGCAGCTCTTTTCTGATGTAGTTCCATCTTGGCATACATAGTATGTCTCCCAATCTACGAGGAAGATTCTTCCATCAAATGGGTTATTATAGCAGGTGGGGAAAAGTGTGATTCTAAGTTCGATGTCTCTTCCTGTATAATTCTTTTCGCCACGTTCCTTTACTTGGATGAATACGTGATATAGCGTGTAATGTCCATACCCGTGGTCTTTTTCTTTGTAGACGCTGATGTCATGTACTTCGAACTGATGTTCCTTGAGTAGGTCAATCATCTTGTCAATACCGTATTTAGCCAATAATGGTTCATACACAGAGGGGTCTACACCTGTGTCATCATTGATTGCTTCATACAGAGACCTGACGGCATCGAATTGAGCCCTTGTCAATCACAGTTGTCCGATGGATTCCATAAAGAGTTTGGTCTTGTCCATTTTATAGTCCAATAAAATCGTACATGTATAGTTTATAAAGGAATGGGGGTATGAATAAAGCCCCCGTACTTGGTACGAGGGCTATTGAGCAGCTGCCATATCCTGCTGGCTTTCCTAGAAGGCTCCTGTCTCGGGTGCGGGGGCCATTTCGCCGCCACCACCGAACTCGTTCAGGCCGCCACCCTCGCCACCGCTGTCGACATCGGTTTCTTCACCGAGAAGAACCTTCTGTTCGTGTTCACGCCACTTGCGGTTCTGGGTTAGGTCTGCATCGGAAATGCCTAGACCGTAACGGAGGCAGTATTCCTGTGAAAGCGGGTTGTTCGGGGCTTCGTCCTTCACTGCGTATTCCATCATCTGGGAGAACACGGACAGTCGGGTAGTCCAAACGTCGGCGTCGATATAGCTCTGGAAGCCGTTGCTTCGCTTGAACTTGATATCGAAGTTCTCTTCGAGTTTAATCTCTTCGTTGAACTCCTTCCTTGTGTTCAGAACCATGATGAACAGCCTGACGAGGCCTTGCTCGAACGGGGTCTGGTAGCGTTCGACGAGTCGAGCGAAGGCAACTTCCGCCTGTGTGACTTCACCAATCTTACCGTTAGAGTAGTTTACGTTATCTCCAGCCAATGCCGTGATACGTCCAGGGGGAACCATCAATGCGTTAACGAGGTTCCTCTTGAAGAATTTAAGGTCGTCGATGTTTCCCAATTGGTCGCCACCTGGGAGCCTTTCGATGCTGGAACCAGAGGAGCTGCCGTTGACAGGGATAACGAAGTGTTCTGACAGACCTATCGCCTTACCCCAGTTGGTAATTTCACCCGTGGTGGCGTTATAGTCGATTTGTCGGCTGAACAGCTTGGCCTGTTCCTTCATGGTCGCTTCGGCCTGTGGTTTAGGCTGGCCAGCCACGTCCACTTTCAGAACCATCTTTTCGGAGCCCCAAAGCACACGGTACATAACAACGCTGTCTTCAATCGTGTTCAATTGGTTATGGGCCTTAACTGCTGGTTCGAGAATGGACCTCGGGTCGTTCACGCCACCTGGGCCGTAAAGGTCGAGTGAGAGGAACAAAATCTGGTTCGGGGAATAGTCGATGTAGTTCTTGCTGCTATGGGCGTAGGTTCCAGTCAACATCTGGCGGTAGCCGATAATCATGTTGTCCTGGACAACCACAATCATGTTCTCACCAGGGAGGAGGTTCAGGCCTACTATTTCGTTGGTCGACTCGTCATATACGACTTCGAGGAAGATACGGCCTTCGGTCAGCATCTTCTTCATGTATTGCCATGCCGTGTTCTTGAAGTTGCAAATCTTCCTGAGGACGTCCCTCTTGAAGATTGTCTGCAAGCTCATCTTGGTCACTTCCGCAATTCCAGAGTACTCGTTCACCTGCAAGCTGCAGATGTCGCCCTTGTCGTCCTTGTAGATTGCCTCGTTGCAAATCTGGGTCAGGGACTCGTTCACTTCCGAGCGGGTGGCGATGATGTTGTACTTCAACATGCGTTCCACATTGTTTCGCCAGTATAGCTGAACCTGGTTTTCAGCGATGGTGTCCTGTACCTTGCTCGGGTCAATCTGGCCATCGTTAATCATTATGGCCGGCATGTAGGTGGAGAATCCGTCAGGTGACAACCCGTTCGGGTACATCATCTGCTGGACGCCCTGTCCTACGGCGTTCCTAGACCTGGATATGTTGCGGGAGAGGTCTTCGCCGTTGAACACTCGGTCGAACAGTTCGCCTTTCGGGTTGTTCTCCCCGTAGTTCCTTACGTGCGTCATGACCATCGACGCTACATTTTCGGGGTTTTTCTTTTTCGATGAAAAGAGCATAATTTCCTACCTGGGATACTTGAATCTGATGCCTTCGAACATCACGTAAAAGGTTGGTTTTCGTTCTGATTTGTAGAATTCCTTCAATGCTTCGTTCAGGATGTTCTTAGACAAAAGACGCCGCTTGTTTACTTCCGCATCGACTATCGTACGGAAATCGCACAAGTCCACTTGAAAGACTGGGAGGCCGTTGTATCTATAAAGTTCACCCATATTCACACAGTAAATTATATTTTTGGCGTTTTACCAATAGTTTATACCCCCTGGGTGCATAATGTCGCTCGAAAAATGTATTTTATAGACGTAAGTACCTATATTTTACAGGGATTATCATGAGCAAGACTATTGATTTGACCATTAGCGACAGAATTGCAATCGGACGTTACATCAACCTCATCCGTTGCACAATCCCAATCCGTCTCGTCATCGACGATTTCAATGACAAGTTCGTCCCGACCGCCGAAGAACTCAAGAAGGCTGGTGCCGTAATCGAAATGGGCAAGCTGGCCAAGATTAAGGACGATTTCGTCAAGTCGTTCAGCGATGAAGATGTTCCGAGGGTCATCAAGGAAGGTGTCGCCGACTTTATCGAAAAGCTGGAATCCAACAAGAATGCAGACGCCGCCTACGTCGAAAGGGTCACATCCGCATTGAAGAAGTTGATTTAATATGTTGATGTCTCGTTATTATTACCTGATGTCCGATTTCTACGTCCACGATGACGAGAATACGGCATCCACGATGGTTGAGAACTTTGCCGAACACCTCGACGAGCTTGTCGATTCTGGTGAGGCCAACAACAAGATAGTTCCCATCTTCATTGTGCGTGGGGGCGATGAGGAAAATCCGACTTACAGTCTGGAACCGTTGTACTTTATAGTCATTGACGGCGTTCCCCTCATATTCTCCACCTGCTTCCGCCTGTCTGGGGAGTCATTGGAAAGCATTGATACCAATGGGGGTGGCGGTTCGTTTATAACCGAGATGCTCACATACAACAACACCCATGTGTACCAGTTCGGTGCAATCGACTCGGCTGACGCCATCGACCCCACCTTGCAGCAGGCGGTGGCGGGAAACTTGCTGGAAAACGACCAGATTGACCCTGAAATGCTGAGTACGCTGCTCATCCAGAACGAGATTGAACCCGTGCGTAAACTCGAACTCCCGAATGCGGGATATGTCGAGGTTTATGCCCTACGGG